ATAACTGAACCTCTTGTTGCTGAAATGTGTATTAAACATAGGCTTGATGTGCTAAAGATAGAATCCAATAATGGCGGTGAATCCTTTGCAAGAAATGTTAGAAGGATATTGAAGGAACACAAATGGCATACAACTATAACAACAGAGCATCAAAGCCAGAATAAAGAAACAAGAATATTGATGAAGTCAGGATATATCAAAGAAAATTTTATATTCCGGGATGATTATGAACCCGGGAGCGATTACGACAAATACATGAGAGCATTAACAACCTATGTAAAGATGGGTAAGAATGCTCATGACGACGCACCGGACGGAACAACAGGATTAGCTTTGATGTCTGAAATGAATATACTTGTTAAGAAACCACCAGTAATTCCACCTGGTAAATACTATAGTGACGAAGAATTAAAGGACATGTATCCCGAATATGCTAAGATGCAGATAAGGAAGGTGTAAAATGGAACAAATATTATATATGGTAGTTGGTGCCTTGCTATTTGCGGCAGGGTATTTTTTATGCTTGTTTACACATGGGACAGAAACGCATATAAGCCCGAATGATGAACAAAAAGAGGACGAGCAATATAAGTACATTAAAAAGGCGCAACCTAGCTATAAATCGGTTTTAAAGCCTACAATAACAGCATACGACAAGTTTAAAACTACCGACGGTTTATACGATGTTGTAAGTCCTAATAGAAAGGTTACAGAGAAGGATAGGGGGGAAGATTAAATGGATTTTATAATAAACTTCAAAACTGTATCAAACGAAAAAACTTACGAAAATATGCAAACATTGAATTTTGATAATGCAGCTCTTACAGATGCTGAAATAGAAGAAAGATTAATTAAGGCATATTCACTAGAAAGTAGGTGATATAGTGTATTTGAACGATGAAGTTAAAAAGGATTATAAAGGACTACGTGAAGCTTTAATGTCTGAGGGAGATAGAAAGCTTGCCCGAAAGTATCAAGATTGGTATAAATCAGCATGGCGAAGTAAAGATAATAGAGGATTGTTTGACTTGTGGGCGAAATGTGACCAATACTGGGAAGGTGATGTAAATAAACCTCAATCGGACACAGATCCCGGAAGCAATACCAATATAGCTAATAGCAATGTTGAGGGTCAAGTTGATAACCTTATCGAACAGGAAATAGCAATTGAGGTATCAGAAACACCGGGAGTTACAAAAGGACATACCGAGAAAATTAAGTTGATGCTTGAGTTTGTAGAAGAAATGAACCAACTTGAAATGAAACTTGATAGGTTGGAACGAAGAAGAATTAAATATGGTAGTTGCCCGTTGTTAGTAACGTTTAACCCTAAAAAATATAAGCCTTATGGAGTGCCAGATATAAAAATACTCCATTCGGCTTATTTGTTTGTTGACCCGAATATAGTTGAGTTTGAGGATTTGCAGGAAGCAGGATTTCAGATAATTACTATGTTGAAGTCGGTTGAATGGGCTAAGTCAGAATTTGGTGATATAGCCGAGGCAATTGCTCCTAATTATGATCCTGTTGAAAGCGAATGGCTATTCGGCGAGGATGATGGCGAAAACGACGATATAAGTCAGGACAACTACATGCATATGTTAGTATTCAGTCGAGCCAAGAAGAATGGCGAAACTAAAATGCGACTGGTTCAAATGTCTGCGTGTGGTGTAAAACTGTGGGATTCCTTTGAATGGGAAGATGAAAATGGAGAAGATTATTTTCCTAATGATGAATACCCTATATTTGTTGTGCCTAATAACTTGCGTGATGGTTGTATATGGGCAAAGGGTGATGTTGAATTGTTAATACCTATAACAGACTTAGTCAACGACTTTGACGACCAGATAAGGATAAACGCAAGATTAACAGGCAATGTACAAAAGTTGGTTAATACTGAAAGTGGTATTGACTTAAACAAATGGACAAATGAACCCGGCTTGAATGTTCCTTTTAACCCTATATCTAATGGAGAAGTATTTCATGTTGTGCAACCACCTACTATGCCACAGTACATAATTGATCGCAGGAAGTATGCTTTAGAATATGAGGCGCCTAAAACCACAAGGTTTAGTGACCAACAATTAGGATTGAGGCAAAGCGGAGTAGATACAGCGACAGAAGCACTACAGTTACAACAAAATGCAAACAATGGAACTAATAGAAAGAAAATGCTATTGCAGAAAACTCTATCCGATGTATTTCAATATTGTTTACAGCTATGTTTGCATAAGTGGACCTCATCAATGCAATTTCTGGATAGCAATAGTGAGATTATAGAGTTTAAGCCTAGTGATCTAAAGGAAGTACCTGAAATGATTCCGGCAACGGATAGTTACATAAAACAATGGGTAGAGACTACAGCAGCTAAAAAGGCTGTAAATCCTAACTATGTTGAACCTGAGATGCCTAAATATATTCAAGCAGTAAGTACCAAGACAAGTAAACCATTGACCAAAGAGGCACATTATCCTGTTAAAATAACCGTTGGTGCTGGAATGCCTAGCAATAAGGCGTTCAGGTATACAGTTATAAAAGAATCGGCTGATACATTAAGCACTAAAACAAGGCTTGAACTATTAAAGCAATATGTAGGGTTACCGATTGATGTTGAAAAGGAATTAGAAGAAATACAAAAAGAAAGAGCGCCACAGGTTCCACCGCCTACACAAGATAATGCAAATATTAGTCCTGACACAATGGGTATGAGTGCGAATAATAACCCGGCTGCGTTAGGGGGTATGTAGATATGCAGATACTAAAAAGAGAAGGCACAGAGGCAAATACAGCCTTACAACATGCCTTTAAGGATGATTGGTGGAAGTCTGATATAAAAGGTATGAGTAATACACAATTGTTGAAAGTGTACGGCAGACAACCTGTATGTCCAAAATGTGGACAAGCTATATACAGGGATAAGGGTTATAAGCAAACTGGTCAATGTATGTGTAAGAAGTGTGGACCTGTAAAGGCTTCTGTTACATTAGATGAATATATGAATCACAAATTATATAAATAGGGGGTGATAATGATGAGTTGGTTAAATAGTAATGTTTGTACATGCGGAACTAAAATTGACGGTTCCATGACTAAACCCGGATGGGTAAAGGGTGCTTATTATGGTATCCAAACAGATTCAAAAACAAGAGATAAGTTTTTGTTATCAACGTGTAAATGCGGTAAAGAGTACATATGCAAGATGCAGCAGAAAAGCAATATATTTAATATTGCTGATATTATGCCTCTTGAAATCGAAGTTGAGGCAGATAAAGAAAAGAAGATTGAAGCAATGCCTTTTGAAGATGTAAAAACAGAGATTGAAGAACTCAAGGAAGAAACTATTCCTTTTGTTGAGGCAGAGGAAGAAAAGCCTAAAGTTGATATCGACAAAATGGAAAGACCGGAACTGATGGCGCTTGCCAAGGAATTAAATATTGACGGCAAGATAGCAACATTTAAGACTGGGACATTAAGGGAAAAGGTAAAAGAAGCAACAAAATAATAAAGCATTGTTCAAGACACTTTAACAGGTGTCTTTTTTGTTTACCTTCGTGATGGCGGTTAATCACGTGTGGTGTCGGTCTACCCTAAATGACTGAATACATCGTCCACAGGACGTAAAACGAGGTGCAATATGTTAAAGAAATTAAATTTACAGCTATTTGCAGAGCCTGAGGATGGTTACGACTTTGGTTCGGAAGATATTGATAATGATGGTGATTTTCCTATTGAGGATGACATTGCTATTGATGATGAAGCAGAGTTACAAGAGTTATCCAATATTGATGATTCAGAAGTAACTCCTGAGCCAGAACCAACACCAGAACCGGACCCAGAAAAAACTTATAAAGGTGAAGATATTGCAAAGGCTGTACAGGCCGAAAGGAAGAAATGGCAAAAGAAAATGAATGAGTTGCAGCAACAACCACAGCAACCTATTCAACAGCAACAGACAACCGGATTTGATGAAAAGGCATTCTTCGAAAGCAATTATCAAGCCTACATCGAAGATGGATGGAACGAGCAAACTTCAAAGCTTATGGCAAAGAAAGATACAGAGAACGAAAAACGGTACAGAGAACTTGAAAACAAGGTATCTAGTACCGGAGATTATGCAACAAAGTTCAAACGAGATATTGAAGTTGAAAAACTTAAAGAAAATCCTTTGTACTCTGACATTGATCTAGTCAGGGATGAAGTTGAAGAATTAGCCAATAAGTCTGGATTATCCATGGAGCAGGCTTATATGGCATTGCATGGCAAAAGTAAGATGTATGACTGGAAACGACAGCATGAAGCGACAATTTTGAACGAGCAAGCCAAGAAGCAAAGCACAGCAGTAAACACAAGCACAGCAGCAACACAGCAAAAGAAACCTACATTGAATCTTTCGAAAGAGGAAATTGAAGCAGCAGCAATATTCGGTATGTCGCCGAAAGAATTCGCAATGTCCAAGAAGATTGATTCTTTGGACAACTACCAAAAATATATCAAAAAACAGGATAGAAAGGGTGTTTTAAATGGCTAAAAGATTGATTTATAAAGGAAGTTTGGATGGAAGCGCACCAATATACAGGTATTTTCCTGTAAACGATAGTCAGACATTACATGTTGGAGATATTGTTGTTTTGTCTTCTTCCAAAATAAGTATTGCAGCAGACGCAGCAGGAGCTGGAACGGTAATGGGAGTTTGTAATACTGAGATAGTTACAACCACAGCAACCGCAGCAGATGTTGTTGCTGTAGACATTAACCCTATGAGTATATACAGAATTGGCTATACCGGTTCGGCTACTCCTGCGTTGGGTGCTAAGTATGATATGGGTGGAGCAGCATATCAGGCTGATTCGGACGACACCACAGGCGGATACATACAATGTATTGGCAACGTTAATACAACCACAAAAGAGTTTGACTGCATTCTCTGTAACAGAGTATTCGGTATGGCTTAATAACTTAAAATAAGAATGGAGTGAATAATATATGAAAATGACAAGGGATAATTTTGGACAACTATTAGTACATGGACACAAGAAGATATTTTTTGATGAGTATACTTCATTGCCTGACCAGTACACAAATGTTTTTGATATAGGAACAGATATGCAGACCAAAACAGAAACATATCAGCACGAAGGCGGTTTCGGTAAGTGGTCAGAGAATACAGAAGGTAATACAATCAATGAAACACAGATGCACGAAGGACAAACAGTAACATGGATAGCCAGACGTTTTGACCAAGGCTATTCAGTTACTTGGGAAATGGTACAGGATGATTTGTACAACATTATGCAGAAGGTTTCTCCGATTGTTACAGAAGGTAAAGGAAAAGGTGGTTCGGCTAAAGCGTTGGCACAGGGATTAAAAGCTACAATCGAAAGTGATTGTGCAGACGTATTAAACAATGGATTTACTGCCAATGGGTATGATAGCGTTCCTCTGTTTAGTAATTCTCATCCTCTTGCAGATAGCGCAGCATTAGGAGATAACTTGACAACCGGAGCACTATCTGACTTGGCATTAAAAGCAGCATTGACATTATTGAGACAGACCGTTGACGAAGCAGGAGTAAAAATAATGGCTGTACCTGACAAATTGATTGTTCCGGCTGAATTAGAGTTCACAGCTAAACAGATACTGAAATCAACTAACATCGCAGGAGAATTGAGTAATACAGCTAATACATTGCCTGACTTGAAACTGGTTGTAATGGATTACTTAACTTCTTCAAGCGCGTGGTTTGTAAAAGCCAAAACATTGAAGAATCTTGAATTCAGATGGAGAGAGCGTCCTTGGTTTGGTGCTAGAGAAATACCGAAGACCGTTGACTGGTTCTACCATGGATTTACAAGGTTCGATAATGGTTATGGGAATTACCGTGGTATAGTGGGGTCGGCCGGGTAATAATACAATTACTGCAAAGGCTCTTATCTTATTGATAGGGGCCTTTTGAATTGAGGTGGATTAAATGGCGATAGCCGAAACAATTTTTATAAATGGATCACCACAAAAAAGGGAGTTTACTGGTTTGGCTGCGGATACAAAGCCAACCGCAAGCATACCGCCGAACTCAACATTTAAAGAATGCGATACAGGCAAAAGTTTTATCTGGAACGGTTCGGAATGGGTTGAAAATACTTAATTGAAAGGAATGATAATATGCCTAATTTTATAGACCCTATCAAACAAAATGGGGTACAGATACCAAATTTACAAACTATGGCATCAAATATAACTACTTTGCAAACTACAGTGGCAGGATTAGGAAGCGGAAGTTCTGGAACTGTGAATTTATTTAATCCTATGACAGTATCAGCAGCAGGGAAATATATAGATGCTGCCACAGGAAACTTATGGGATATAGCTGGATGTTATGGAAGTGATTATATTCCTGTTGAATCTGCTACAGCATATAAAATTACTGGTACTACTCAACAGTTAGCGTTTTATGATGCTAGTAAAGTTTTTATAAGTGGTGTTGCTAGTCCTAATGGTTCTGTAACAACTCCTGCAACAGCTAAATACATGAGAACAACTTTGTTGATAGGAGAGCTTTATGCTGTTCAAGTTGAAAAAGGCACAGTTGCTACAACTTATGTACCATATGCTTACAAGGTGGCAATAGGTGTTGCTACGATAACAGCAGCAAGCCAAGATATAACAACAGGGTTGAGCAAGGTTTATAGTTGTGTTGTTTCGATGGTTGGCGACCCTTCGATGAATCACTCTTTTTCTACCGCAACAGTTGGAGACCAATCAACAGCACCAACAGCCGGAAAGATTAGAATTAAATCTTGGAAACCTACAGCAGCAAATGACTGCACACCAATTGCAGCAGCAACAACCTTTGCAAATGTTGCTTGGGTGGCTTACGGCGTATAAATAAATACAAAAAATCTAGGGGGTGATTATATTATATGTCTGTATCAGAAACAAAAATTTTAGGTGGGATTCACCACAAGAGAGAATTTACAGGTTTATCATCTGATACTAAACCAATTATTGATATACCCCATAATTCAAAATTCAAAGAATGCGATACAAAGAAAAAATTTATATGGAATGGTGCAAGTTGGATTGAAGATATTGACAACATAGAGCAGGATATAGCTAATATTAATACTGCACTTGCTGAAAGGTTAGTAAAGTTTAGGTATTTGCCGTATGCAATACAAGCAGGACAAGCCCTAGGCGGTGCTACGATAAGCGGATTTGTATTGACTATACCGTCAGGACAAACAGGCAATAACGGATATTTAACAACAGATTTTGATATATCCAGTATAGCTTCATTGCTCGTTGGTAAACGAATAAAAGTAGAGTTAAGAGCCGAGTTTTCATCGGCTTTTTTATCTCAGATAAGTTCTATTTATTATGACTTTAATGTTATAAGAAACAGGGTAACAGCATCAACGCAAGCCTTGACATCATCTTCAACTACTATAAACACTACAACAAGGGTATACACTTTTGAATACATAGTAACATCGGGAGATACAAAGTTAAAACCTTACATAATGGTGTTCAATTCAAAAGGTGCATTAGCTACACAAGAAACATTAACCATATCAGATGCAACCATTCGAGTAATAGCCAATGATAATAAATTGTTATCCTTGGAAGCTGATACTATAAACGTAGGGTTACAATCTGTTATGGAAACGCACAAAAATAACCCTTATGCTCATGCTCCTGTAATTGTAGAGAAAACTGTTAAACCAGATGGAACAGGAGATTATTTAAGCCCATATGCTGCTAACAATGCCATAACAGATGCAACGGTATATAAGCAATACAACGTTATTATTTATCCTGGGACATATACAGATCAACTTAATTGGTATCTAAAGCCTTACATACATTTAACCGGGATAGATAGAGAAACGTGCTGGCTAAAGGGAGAATTACCAGACGATGCAACGGATTCGCAAATAGAAAATACATCTACTTTTTGGATGACTAGCACCAATAAGCTCACTAACCTTAAAGTAACATGTAAAAATATGCGTTATCCTGTACATGATGAATCAAGCAATACTGTTAAGGATTGGACAAAGAACATAAGAAATTGCATTATTGAGCATTATGGTAACGATAGTGCTAGAGCATGGAGAACAGCACATCCGGAGAGTGGTTTGCTTGCTGCTAATGTATGGACATCTGAAACAGCTTGGGGTTATGGTTCTTCTAGTGGTGCTGAGGCTTATTATGAAGATTGTACTTTTAGAAGTCCTTTTGGCGCATGGTATGTCCATAATAATTCAGCATTTGAAAAGCCTTGCATACATCATTTGACAAGGTGCAAAATTGAATGTACAAAACCTACAGGTTTAGCAATTAGAATACAATCTCTTGGAAGCAGAAGAAATGACAAAGTATATCTTGATAATTGCGAGATTATAGGACAGATAACCCAAGATAATAACCCATGGGTAAACACTAGCGCATCAGCACAAGTGGCAAATAAGCATGAGATTGATATTGTTGCAAGCGGTTGCACTCCTGCTATAAGTACGGTTGGTTACACAGGTAAAGCTTTAAAAATTGCTTCTTCTAATACAACAGGTTCAAGCACGGTAAGAGTGGAAGGCGATGCAGTTACCGCCATATTTGGAGATGTTGCCTATAAAGATGGTGACGGTGGTATGGCTGGATATTGTTATGGTAGTTGGGATATAAGCGGTGTATTAGTTGGACTTAACAGCGACACACAGGTGAATAATACAATAGGTAGAAGGTTGGGAGATTGTACATCTGTTAATAAAACGCTTACTGTAACATTCCAAAGTGGTTCACCTGTTACAATAACCTTCAATCAAAATTACACCGTAGTTACAAACGCAACATTACTGACAACTATAAACACAGCATTAGGAGCAAACGGAACCGCATCCGAAATGTCTTTAAAAGATTACCCGGAGTTATATAGTCCGGTTCAGTTTTTAGACCATTTTAAAAGCCTTAAAAACGTAGGCGCTGTATATATTCCTAAAGGTTATGCGGTAGCCTATAGCACAAATTATATGAGTGTAAGGCTTATGACAAGTACGGACCCTATAAAGGATTTTGTGGGGATAGCAATGGAAGATATAATCCCGAATGCTATAGGAAAGATACAAACAAAAGGTTACTTTAGGGTAAGTGGTGTTGTTTTTGGCGATAAGATTGTTATTGACGGAACTACAGCAGGAAAACCGATTGTTAATAATTCAGCTACCGATTGGATAGCCAAAGGACTTTACAGTAATTATATTGGATTTAATTTGTAACAAATAACTTGGAAGAGGTTTCCGAAAGGAGCCTCTTTTAATTTTGCCCGAAGGTGGTGAGCAAATGACACTACAACAGATATTGACAAAAATAAGCTTATATTATCCTCATAGCTATACTAATTCCGAGGTTGTAAGTATTCTTAATGATGCATTAAGCGAGATATACAAAGATGCAAGTATAAAAAAAGAATATGCTTTCAAAACAGTAGCAGACCAAAAATTATATACTATGCCATCCAATATGGAGATTGGTAATATAAAGTATTTTGGTAAAACAAATGACGCTGTTGTAACAAATAATTCTTATTTTCAGCCTTATTCATACGAAACCGATCCATACAATAACCTAAACGGTGGTTTCAAGTTTTATGATGGCTTGGATGGGAATATAGGGATATACCCTATACCGACTATAACAGACCAAAATGTAAAGATAATGTATGACAAAAAACCAGCAACATTGTCAGAATCAACTTTATCGGCTGTACCTGATATTATAACTGATGCTCATTTATTGCTAGTGTATAAGGCTGTAATGGAGTTAGCTGGAGCAGGACACAATCCTGATACAGAGATAGTAAACATATATACAATCAAGTATAACGACTTATACAAGCAAATAAAGGTACTTAAATATAACAGTGAACCAAACTACACAGTTACCAAAGATGTAATGAATAAAAGAGGTAATTCCTCTGATAGAACAGAGGTGATAGTGCTTGGGTAAATCACTATTGCCAAGCGTACGCAGTAAGTACAGTGGCGTATATAACTTTAATGACGGGTTAAACGTATACGCTGAACCGCTAAAGAT